GGCTCAAGGAAACATGTTCCCTTATCTTTCTGACAACCAAAGGCGCTAAGCGCCAATCGGTCGTCGCCTGGTCAATAAGACCAGTAGGTAAGGGGGTGAATTCTTCACCCATGAAGAATTGCCGTTTGGCAAATTCTCCACAACTCGGAGTATCAACACCTGAAATGAACGATTTACTTATGTTTATCTTCATTCCAAGTCCTTCAACCAGGTCAAGATACACCCGAGCTAAAGGTTGATGGGAGATAGCAATATCATCTCCGAGTATTACATACTTACCCCTAGGAGAAACTCCTAGGAGTTTAGCACAGTAATACACTAAACAGTGATGTGCCACAGCCATTGCTGGCCATGACGAATAGAGGCCCATAGGTTGTCCTTTGGACCACCTCACTGTTCCCTCCAAATTGTGATTCCTAAGTGAGTACTTAAAATCTCTTTCGGTCACAATCCTTAACCAAGAATCTCCAAGTGCACTACCGAATAGTTCGGTTATGACGTCTTTCTGCATTTCTGCAGGGAAGAGGTCAGTGCACGAAGAGTGGTCGTAGGACGCGAGGAAACAACCTTTAGAAGATTGTTCCCTAAGAAATTCTGCACCCTTTTGTTGATCGAAGGTGCAATCCTCAGGGATACCCCGGAGAACATCCATAAGAGCATCATGGATGGGTTTGAGTGCTGTTTGGGAGTAATAATCTCCTATAGCAACACATCGAACCTTGCCTGCTTTTTCACCAAGAAAAGCCAACCGCCCAGTGTGGACGGCTGAAGAAAGCTCTTCTTCAGTTTCCAAGCCCTTCATCCTCATCAAATCAGAGGTTATCGTAGTCCAGTCCCATTTAGGGTACGAACTCGTATAACTCTGGCCCTTGGCCATTGCAGCAACCTTGTTCGAAAACTCAGTCACTACTGGCTCAAGATTATGTACTTTAATAGCTACATAATCTTCCAGGCTATGCATTACTGCATACCTGCCATTGGGTCCTGCCTTCATAGAAGACAGGGCTGATTCCCTAATGGTGACTCTAGGGCTCACCTTAACCATTTGAGTCAGAATGGTCTTCAAATCACGCTTAATAAGCTTGATTAGCGATGGATCTGCTTTTGGACTTCGTTCTATGGTTCTTAATTGAGCCATTACCGTGGATTTATCAATTCCAAGGTAATAAAGATCATGAAGTCGGAGAAGAGTAAGAACCCTTCTCTTAGTCTCCACAGATCCGGACTTTGCAGCCCATACTAGGCGCCTTACAATGTAAGGAACCCCCTGGCTCACCTTCCTTATGAATGGAAGGGGTTCGGGCTTTTGTTCCATTAAGAACCTAAGAACCCAACCATGGATCTCCTTAGCGCGTTTAACGCCTTGGAGTCCCTCTGATTTGACCCATAAATCTACCTGTTTAACATATCCGATAAAGTCTTTATTAAGAGACTTCAATTTCGGATCAGGTAGGAGGAACAGCTTCACTAATGATTGTACGGTCTTTGGCTTAACAGCCATATCGTACCTCCATTTCTGAAGTTGTGATAAACCACAACAATCGTGGTGATTGCTGTTCAGGAAAAGAGAGCAGGGTCTCAAGTCTACCTCAAGACTTG